CGATCTAAACCTTTACTGTATGACAATCTTACATCAACCATCTTGTTTTCTACAGTCAAACGAGACTTGTGATTTTTACAATGAATGATATTACCAACAACTTCTGTACCATCCTTTTCTTTTTTCTTGGACAAATAGATGATGGAAGATGCAGCATACTTTAGACCAGAACCACCACTCATTTCTTTAGTGCTGAATAATCCCATAGTTTCATAAGTATGATTAGTCACAACCAAAGGAACCTTTGCACGACCAAGTTTGAGAGTCAGAACACGAAAGGCAGCCTTTAAAACTTGTGCACGAGTCATATCACGAGTTTCTTTTCCATCACTGGTATCTTCTACTTCTTTAGTTGTAGATAACATACCGACAGAATCAAGACAAATAAACATTGGTCTTTTTTCTGATTCATCTTTTAATTGGTAATTATTAAGAATTTGCAAAACCTGTGTGCGAAATTCTTGAACTGTAGTCACTGGAAAAATGGCTATTCTATTAGGGTCAATACCTCTGTCAATCACCATTTGTTTTGTAACTGCACTTTCTGATTCAAAGTAACAAATACCGGCAGTTGGATTCTTATCAAGGAAACTTTTAATCATTCCCATAAGAAAGAAAGTTTTTCCTGTTGCAGATTCACCTGCCAATGCAGTGATTTTATTTGATGGAAGTCCACCATAAATAGAACCACTTAAAAGTGCATTGAAGATATAACTACCTGTATCAATAAATTCATCAGTATCAAAATCAGTTCCGTCAGCAACAATACTGGCGTACTCATTTAATTTTGTAATTTCTTTTAAAAAATCATTTGTCATTTGATTACAATCTCTCCTATTTTATTAAACATTTCTTGGATGATATACTTACTGTCATAATAAGAATATACCTCATATGATTTATTTCTATACTCATTCCTTAATTCTTCATTAGCAGACAGCTCTTGCACCAAATCTATGCATTCTTTCATATTATCATTAGAAAGCCATATTGTTCCACTATCTAATTCTGTTAAGGGTTTATCATAGTAACGATGAATACAAATATCTCCATATTCTTTTCTGAATACAGGTATTGCCCCAACTGCAACGATTTCTAAATGAGTAAATTCTAAAGATTTTTCTAAAAACTTTTTATTTAAAATACTGAGTTGATAGCCAAAACCACATCGTGACATTCTTTCCAGCATTTGTTCATTTATATATTGGGAGAAAACAGTGGCCATTTCTCCGTACCTATCTTGCAAATCTACGTCATTTGGATTTAAATCTAGACAATCGTGAAACTCAAAATCTCTTTTGAACTCTATGAAAACTGGACTCTTTTCTATTCCTTCAAATGTAGTTAGGTGACCAATATCTTTTAGATAATTATGCCAACTAAACATTAAATCATAACCTTTCCACCTTGCTGTTCTTCCAACCCACTTATGGTGCTTAGGGTCTTGCTGGTCTACTGTCTTTCGATATTTCTTATGCTCCGCAAAGTTTATTGCAGGCTGACGTAAATGTATCTCTCTTTCTCTCATGTCGAATAGATTTGGAGTATTGACCATATCTGCAAAATCACTCGTTGTGGAATGTGCAAATATCATATCCACTTTTTCTATTGAGTCTAAAAGAAGAGTTTGTGCGTTTCTTCTCAAGCTTGATTTGTTATGATCATGCTGAAAAGATACTTTCTTAACATTCAAATCAAATAATTTAGAGAAATTATTGATACACTTCTGACTGTGGTTTGTAGACGGCAAAGAACTGAATATAATTATGTCAGAAGATTTACATCCTTCATAAACTTGATCGAAATCGTCATTGTCAAATCGAACATGAACTAAGTTCTTAATATTATGAGATTTGTCTCTAGACCATTTTTTGTCTTTAGATGCATAGACGGTTACGGTGTGACCATTATCTTCCAGCCAAGTTTCCCACTCAACTGCATTTTTGGTCACACCGCATCCTTCAATACCTCTACCTAATACTATAGAGATTTTCATTTCGGCATATAGTCTTCATACTTCATAGTCTTACCGCTGTGTGCATTTGGGCAGTAAGTTTTTAGATTCTCAGGAGCAAGATTATTTAGATTACGATCAACGTGATCTACTTGCAAACCCTTTTTATAGTTCACCAAACGATCCTCTTCTGAAAGATCAAATTCTTCTGAAGCAATTGGAGGATAAGTAACGAAATCTTCAAAGCATTTACATTTCTCACGTTCACAACGATCCTTTTGAGCTAATTTATATGCAACATCACGTTCTTGTTTAGAAGCAGAAATCTTTTTTTTAAAACCATTACGGTCAACATTATTGAACTGGCTCATAGAAAGAGGTGCAGAATATTCATCCTTCCACTCTGGAATAGCAGCTTGATAAGTTTCAGTGTCAGGAACAAAGAAGGTGTGAGAATTCTGCAACATCATATATTCGCGCAACTCATCAAAGACAACAGAGTCCTTGTAGTTCTTGAGCAACCAATCTACAGCATCCGATACAAAATTTACATCTAAATCTGTAATTCCAAAATTGGTGCGAACAGCACGACCAAAAATTTGAAGAATGGAGACTGTTACTTTATTTTCACCAACTTGGTTACGCTCCCGTGAGTGAACTTCATGAGAAATATTGGGAACATTTAAACCAAATTTAAACTTTTCAATGTGAAAGATAAACCGCAAGGGATCGTTTGAATCTTCCATCTTTTGGACAAATTCTGTAAAAGCATAATCTCCTGTCAGCTTGATCCAATCACCTTGAATATTACCAATAAAATATCCATCCTTATCAGCTTTACCTAAAATATATAATGTCTCATCAATTTTACCACGCAACCAATCTTTTACTACATCAATATTTTCATAGATATTCAGAGAAGTTTTTGTATTTTCATTGTTAGCACCAGCATTTAAAGTCATAATAGTTTTTGGTGCCAAGTTAAGAAGCGGTTCGTGTGAATTAATAATTTCAGCAGTTAACTCAAGATTTTTTGAGAACGCAAAATAATCATTGATTGCTAACTGAATACCCTTCTCAAAACCAAGCTTATTTGGATTGTAAACTGAAATATCACGCAACTGACTAGTGATTTCAGTTAGCTCTTCTTGAGTTGCCCAATCCTCTTTCTTAACTAGAAGATTGTACATCTTAGAGTTAATATTTGGAATCAAACCCTGGTGTTCAAATAAGGGCGTTGCAGTAAAACCAAGCACTTTAGACTTTTCAAGAAGAGCAAGAGCTTCTACAAAATTATAGTAAGATGCTTTATATACCGAACCTGGCCAACCAGTATTATATTCGTATGTAGCATAAGAAGAAGACCCACCAAAATGAGCCTCGTCCCAATAAAGTGCAAACTTTTCGTTCTTCAGAAAGTTAGTTAGAACATCAGAGTTTTCATTGTTTGTGCCACCATTTACAGCACCAGCCACCGTAGAAACCAAAACGATTGCTAATTTTCCCTTATACTCAAGAAACGTCTTAACGTCTGTTGTAACTTTTGCTTTAACACCATTTTCAATAAAAGTGTTTACCATTTTTTCAGAGTCTTGAGATACGTTATCTGTAAATACCGTCAGAAATAGAAACTTATTATAACCATCCTCAATATCAGCAGGGATCAGGTTGTTCATGATATTGAAAGTCTTACCAACACCAGTACCAGCGGTAATGATGTTAATCTTACCCTTCTTCCACTTCTTAGATGAATCTATAATAAGTCGCTTAGATACCAAACGCAACTTTTTAATGTTTGAATAGTTACTCATAATCATTACTTACTGTTGTTATTAATCATTATATACATAATACCACACGATATATGATCTGTCAAGACCTTTATTAAAAAAAACCTTCAAGATTTCCAACTTCTTTTTTCGCAAATCGCCCAATCAAGCGTTCTGATTTGCCCAGATTTCCTATCGTGGCAGCACTTAGGTCAGTATAGCACACGGTGGTAAATCTTTGACCAGCACCACTAATAGGTGTAACACAATGCAAACTTTTTGAATCAGCGATACATACACTGTTATCTGGAAGATCAATACCTACACCCCAGCGAGGGAATGAAAGATAAGCCCCAGTGTATTCACCTTGTCTATGGCAACTCATAGTTGTATATTCCACATCCTTACCATCGCTATGAACGGCCATTGCTTTACTCTGCATAGCACTATACCGATTTGCACTAATCGTTGTAACCATACCATTCCTATGTTCTGATGCAATTGCTTCTTCTGCAAAACTTCTCTGTCTATTATAAATCTCAGGCGCAACACGATTAAACGCAACTTCTACGTCCCTACATAATGGTTCTAGTTTTTCCCATGTCTTGGGGTTTGATATATTAATCCTACCAGTAAATCGTCCTCGTTTTGCACCGATCATTACTGAGTTGATTTCGTTAGCATATGCAATCATACCCCAACCACCAGACTTAGTACGAACATGATATGAGTTAGGAGTACGTAGTTTATAATGCTCATCTTCTATTAAACCTTTTTTCTTCATTTCTTCTGAATCAATAGGTCCAGAGCAATTTGCTCTCATGGTGGACACATCTTCAATAGAATATAACACATCTCTCATAGAATCGTCGGCAAAACAGTTCGTCGCAATGTATGCGATTGGAATACCTTCTTCATCAAAAGTAGAATCTGGTCTATATATAGCAGTGTCTTCTGTGATAGTAATAATCTGGTCTAAATCTTTTTCATCATAGAACTTACCGCTCCAACGTTCAAAAGTTTTCTTTTCGCCATAATCATTTTTTGCAATTATGTGTTTCATTCCATGGCTCCAATATATTTTTATAAATTGACTTTGCAACATATTTCATACACATAGGAGCAACCATCAATCCAATTCTAGCAAGTTTCTCGTTTAGTGTACCAGTTAGTTTATAGTCTTCTGGCAAAGTCATAATACGTTTTGCCTCTTTGGTTGTAAATACACGATCTTCTTCAGTGTGTAAGTGAACTGCCAGACTTGTCTGCAATCCCTGTTCACTTAAAGTATGGCTTGCTTGATTCCAAGGAATTCTACGGGATTGATAAAAAGAACTTTTTCTTTCAGGTAATTCTTTCCCCCATTTTGTTCTGTGCGCAATCACCATATCATACCACGGCCCAACTACATCATCACCCACAGACACAACTTTTTCAGGGTTCTTTGGTAGACGTTTTAACCACTTGTATTTAGCACTCGTTTTCATAGACTCACATAACACATGTGCTTCAACACTATTTTCATTGTCCAGCCTCAGATCACCTATTGCATTCTCCAATGTAGGTTCTTCATTCATTGCACCATCTGGAAATAAAGAAGAGATGAGAATCCACGGCATTTTAATATCATCCAAAACATCATTGCGTACTGATACAATAAATACACGTTGACGTTTCTGTGGAACACCAAAATGAATACCGTTTAGAACTTTAAAGGCGGTTGCATATCCAAGTGATTCAAAATCTGTTACCATGCGATCTAAATGTTGTTTTGCATATTCCATTGTTAGACCTTTGACATTCTCGCATATAATAACCTTTGGCATCATCTCATCAGCAATCCGAATCATCTCCCACGTCAAATCTTCGATGTTCTTCTGCTTCATACCGTAAGCCATCTTCTCTTTATTCCAACCCTTTTTCTTAGTTCCAGACATACTAAAGGGTGGACAAGGTGGACTACCATCAAGAATATCCAGCTCGTACTTTTTAATTCCTGTCATCTCCATAATCTGTTGTCCAGTTACATCCTTGATATCACCGCATATGTGTGGAGTGTCTGGCCAGTTTGCAAGATAGGTATCAACTGCGACTTGCTGAAATTCATTCACAAATTTACAGTCACCACCAGCAAGTTTATAACCACAAGAAGAACCACCACCGCCTGCAAAGAAG